TCTCGAAGTTGGGCTTTCTAATCGAACCACCATCAGACAGTTTACCCATATAATCGTCCAAGAATCGTTCAAGAATATTACCAAATTCGGTGTCTTGTTTCATTATGCTTTCCGAAAAACAAAGATAGGTTCATACTTCAAATATCTGCCGTTCACTTGACAGAAGTTTTTGCACTTTGGTTTGCCGTCTTCACCCACGCGGTTCTGACCAGGCATTCCTTCTAGTGCCATTTTTATTTTGTATTTATATTCTACACCAAGTTCACCCAGTATGTCAATAGAGTCTTGCTCTAAAGGCAGATATTCTCCCTTGATCAATATATCTGCAATGTTCCATAGGAGATAGCCGCCTGGTCGTAACCATTCAGCACAAGTGGAAAGTGTCGGTCGCAAGAATCCATCACGCCATGACTCATATGAACTTCCATACTTCTTGTAACTCTGGTTTTCATCTTCACTATAAGCCTCTCGATTAAAATAAGGAGGAGAAGTGAAGACCACATCAATCTCGCCTCTGTGCTTTTGAAAATCTTTGTCATGTTGAATCTCCTCAGATCCTAGTCGGAAGACTTCGTATGTATGTGTGCTTGAGAAGAAGGGGTTTGATCTGTAGGTTTTGGTGTTGTAAAAATCTGCGAGATCACTATAACGAGAACTTCCATCATTATTAAAGTTATCAGGATTGGGGTCAGTGCCAATGTAATGCAGAGTGCGATCATCACGGACAGCCATAGCCCCAAGGATACGACCACCCCAGCCACTGCTCGGATCATAGATCTTAATCGGTCTGTCTTTGATGTGGTTAGTGAATCGCTCATACAAGTATTTAGCAGTCATCGGTGGGAAGTTTACTGCGGGTTGAATGTAGCCGATACGAAACGACTTGAACCCGCCAGGAAAAATCTTCTTACCTTTATCATACAAACGAATAGCATAAACATGTTCGTCGTCCATATTATCAATATCGAACGTCGAGTGATGTCGATACGCTAGGCGATCACGAAACTCTTCAACCTCTTCCTTAGTCAACTGTAGAATGTCTGTTTGTTCTACCTGATTATAACCTGTGTTCAATCCTTCTCGGATCTTGACTTGTTCAAGTAGGAAGTCCTTTCCCGCAAACATCGTCGGGTTCTCAAAAAACGCGAGCATCCAGTCCCTAGCAAAATCAACAGATACAACGCTATGCTTCCGCGAACGCTTGAGGGTGGAGACAGCATGAGAATAAAAAGAGTCCCTGCGAAAGTGACGAAGAGAACCTTTATACACTCTGTCAAAATAATCTGGATTGGCGACAAGATCGTAGATCGAGTGTCCATTGTCTTTCTCCGTATAGTTGATTCTTGTCTTGAACATATTATCGAAGAACTGATCGGCTTCAACACCAAGTCGTGACTTGTTGATGATCACATCCTTCGGCGTCTCGCTAAGTTCATCATCGAACTCAAACTGATGGACAGGAAACTCCGACATGCGATTGAAGGAAGCAATAATATCTTCCTCGTTCTCTGCCGTTCGAGGAGGACAGCCGTTGTTGTCCCACGCGGCAGTCAACTCTTCACGAAGTTGAATCACCCAATCTTTGAACTGATCGGGTGTCATCTCTAGAAGGTCTTCAAAGTTTACATTGACATCACTATTAATGATGGCATCATTTCGTTCGTAAAATCTCATGCTCCTACATTCCAAAAAAGTGCGCCAGGTGACGCATGATCCTTGATAAACTCCCACGCTTTTGCGTCGTAGGTTGGTGCGGACGGGAATGGGGGCAACACTTTGGTTGCTTTGTTGAAGGCGTATTTTGACTGGTAGGTCTTAGCCTTTCCGTACTCGCCGCTATGTCCCACACGGACGCAGTGAAAGGAGGATCGTGGCCACGCGAGTTGTAGTCCTCTGGTGAGTGTTCCACTTGATCCTACCGTCCAGACTTCATCTGGAGATACATCCATGTTACGAGCAACCCGAATGATGGAAGCGATAACAGTAGGATGGTCAAAGCCAATAGGAAGTAGTCTGCGGCGTGTTGGATCTTCTGCAACATAATCTCTTGCCCTTTTTTCGGTCACACTAAGCATCCCGTTTGGGATCCAGTGCATTATAGCACCTGCTTCGATTGCTTGCAACTGATAAGGGTGTCTTTTTTCAACAGCACGATCTGCCATAAAAATCACTGCCTTCTTGTCATACCTGCCACACAGATGTGCAAGTGAGATCTGAGCATAACCAGTGGCAGGTGAACTGCCATACACCCACTCATCAATCTCAGGCTGTGACTGGATCAGGTAGTCGGCGAATCGCATCTTCGACCCACCACCGATGAGATCATCACGGACGACGAGGATCCCCTCATGCTCCTCCACGATGGGAGCAGGGAGGGAGTCTGTCCAATCACCGATCATCTCTAAGTAGTCTTCTGCTGTCTCTGTGAATAGACTCATCGTTTCTTTAACTTACTAAAGTTGTTCTTTTTTTCCACAACAACAGTTCTGTCAAACTTATCTGACATTTGATCTAACTTGTGAGAAATGACAATGACACTTCCTGACTTCTTGAGGGAATAAAGATTTCTCATCAACTCTTCGGTGCCAGATGAGTCTAAAGAGGAAGCAAAAATTTCATCAAGAATAAGTAAGTTGCAGTTTGCGCTGTTCTTGACCTTTGCAACTTCTCTCCAAGCAAACAAAAGAGCAAGATCAATTCTTAGTTTTTCTCCTTCACTGAAACTCATGTAACTAAATTTGTCTCGATGTCGGCTCTTAATTGTTTCTTCAAATTCTTCATTCAACTCAAACTTGGTAAAGAAATTCATATTCGTCAAAAATGTATTGATTACTTTGTTAATTAATGGCAAATAATGTTTAATGATTTTTGATTTGATACCACTATCTTTAAGAAGAGAAACACAAGAAGCGTATTCCATCTTTTCTATATCATACTGCTTAAGAGACTCTCTTAAGGTTTCCGTCTTAATTTCAATCTCTTCTAAGTTTTTCTTTTCTTTTTCTAATTCATCTGCATCTTCGTGTGGTTTATTCAGTTCTTTTTGCAGATCTAATAATTCTTTATCATATCTTTCAATCATGTTCAGATTTATATTGTATTTTTCTTCTAATTTTTTGTTTGTATTTTGATCATCAATTTTGCTAGTTAATAATCCTTCACATTCATGCAAAGACTTTTTTGCATTTTCTAAATTATCTTCAAGAGTTTTCATTTCCTCCGAAAGACTCTGAATTTTATTTGTTCTAAACTCAATATCAATTGACTGTTTACAGACTGGACAATTTTCATTGTCTTCATAGAAATCAATATTTTTTTGTGATGATACAATTTTATTTACAAAAGATTTCTCTTCGGTTCGAAAAGTTACTTTTTTATCTTTGAGGGTTTCTATTTCTTTTTCAATTTCACCCTTTATCATAGAGTCTTTAATTTCTTTTATTGCATCATTAGAAGATTCAATCGATTCATTTATCTTTTGTATCTTCTCTTTGATCTTTGACTCGGAACTATTCTTTTGATCTTGTATTTTGGAGATGAACTTTTTCTGGTACTCAATTTTTTCCTCACAACTTTCAATTTTACGATTCGTCTCATTTATTTTCTCCTTTACGAAGGAAAGTTTACCCTTTGCAATTTGATTCATATTTGAAAACACATTAATATCGAGAATATTTTCAATAATGTTTCTTCTATCTGCCGGAGATAACTGTAAGAATGGAACAAATGAAGATCTACCCAGAATCACAACCTGAGTAAAAGTTTTGTAGTTCATCTTGATAATTTGGGATTCTAACAACTCTTGATAATCTTTTGCCTTTGCATTTTGATCTATGAGTTTTCCATTCTTGTGAATTTCAAATAATTTAGGTCCCAGTCCTCGTTTGATTAGATACTCATTAGTACCAATAGTAAATTCTAACTCCACCACACAATTTTTAGAATTTATCGTATTTACTAATTGTGGTATATTGATTTTACGAAAGGGTTTTCCGTACAATGCGAATGTGATTGCGTCGAGGTAAGCAAAAGACTTACCTCGACCATTCAATCCAGACACTAGTATTAATTCATTTTTACAAAAATCAATTTCTGTAAAATAATTTCCAAAGGAACCAAAATTTTTAAATTTAAGTTTCTTGAATATTATCATTCTTTTCCTCTATTCTAGAACGAAACTTTTTCTGTTGACATGAAGAGCAACCACCCTTTTTACCCGGAGAACCAATTTTACTCTTAAGGGTGTCACCTGTCAACTCATAATATTGCTGTGGAGTTATTCCAGATGGACCAACCCCATCCTTGGGATAACCAATTGTAACAACTTCTCCTCTATTGATATCCCTCAATGCATAGAAACGAATAACTCGCATCTTCGAATCAAACTGAACATAAGCGTTCGGGGTATAAGAAGGACCATAAGCAAGAGCATTACCGAGAGGTAGAATTACATGATTACCGACTTCATCTGACTTGTAAACAGAATCATCCTCGGGCAAAGTCCACATCACATATGCTGCAACCTTATCCCGCAGTGACATGAAGAAATCATCTTTGCGTGACTCCATAACATAATAGAAACACTCTTCCAGAAGATCCCCTCTCTTAATTTCCTTTTCGGTAACTACTTTAGACAGTCCAGTTGCATCAACCGTAAGTCTAACCGATGACTCAAAGTTTTCTTTGCTAGGAATAATTTTAGTAGTTCCACTTTTTACGCCTTCTATAGAACTTTCCATTCTATATGCACTAGCAGCCTTTTTAATTCTTTCCACCTTATCAGAAGAATCGACATCCACCTGCTCAGTTTCTGGTACTTCCTCTTCGGTTACAGATATTTCTTCACTCTTCATTTGTTATACTCTCCATATAAAGGGTTTTCATTTTTCTTTTTAAAGAATCTTTATCTAAGTCAGTTTCAATCAAATCTATTTCCGTGCTTATGATTGTTAGTGTGTCTTGTGCAAGATCAACTTTCTCTTCTTGTTCCAAGTCAGCAGAAAAATCTTCAATCACAGAAATATCAGAAACATTTAATTCATATAAAGCATCAATAAATGATTCAAACAAACTAGATTTAGTTTTGTTTTCTACAATAATTTTTACATACCTATTGGTCAGTTTACTACTTAATTCTGACTGAAGATCTTTTAATGCTTTTTTGTCCTTATCGTCATAGACAAAAGAATAAAACATCTTGTCTGAATTTTCTATAAATTCTAAATCTCTGGTTTCAGTGTCAAGAACATGAAAGCCTTTCATATCATGAAGATCGCTGAATGTAATTTGGTATTGTGTCCCAAGATAGTGAACATTATTTTTTTGACTTTTCGTGTGAAAATGTCCACTTAAAACTTTTTCAAATCTTCGCAAAGGTTTATCTGACATCCCACCACTAAAACTCATTCCTCTCATTACCTCATAGCCTTCTAATTCAAAATGTCCACCTATAACTGAACATTTGCAAGACTTAAGAAAATCTAAAGTTTCATCTCTATTCTCTTCATTTATCCAAGGAATCAATCCCACAGACAATCCGTCATAGTCCAGAGCAATAGGTGATTCATGAATGACAATATTGCCGTAAGCGGAAAGAAGTTCTTTGGGTGAGTTCACCTTATTTGTATTTTTGTAATAAGTATCATGATTCCCCAAAGATAAATTAATCTGCACACCCATTGCTTGCAGCGGATCTAGAATCTTTTCTCTGACTTTCTGGAGAGTGTTGAAATTGATATACTTTCTTCTGTCGAAGAAATCACCAAGATGAATAATTTCTTTTATTTCATTTTCTTTGATATAGGGAAAAAACACATTTTCATAAAAAGAAATAAAGTAATCTAGAAACAACCCAGAGTCATTTCTAGCACCAAAATGAGAATCATTCAAAACACCTATTTTCATTTTTTACCTTTTTTCTTTGAACCACTACTAAACTTTTGAATATCTTTATCAGTCAACTCAAATTCCTTTTTCAGTGCTTCATCAACATCTTCTTCTTTCTTTTTTTCAAAGTAATTTTCTTTATACCAAGATAGAGTAGAGTCTGGATTCTGCTCCATTAACTTATACTTGATATACATTTGCTTTTTCTCCTTCTCGATTCTACGGAGAAATGCAAAGTAAGTAATTTGAGTAAAATAAGAAAAAGGATTCTTAGATTTATCTGGGTCAAAGTTATGTGCATACATTACACAATTTTCTATTGCATCACTTATCATATCATCCCTAAAAGGATACTTGATGAAGTTTCCCTTTTTAGATAAGTTTTCAGCAATACTCATAAAACACTCCCCAATATAATTGGTTATTGGAGGATTCGATTCACCTTCGTTTTGTGCTTCTCGTACATCTTTTATCCAAGATGTCATCTCTTCATAAAATTTATCATTATCAATATAGTGTGTGCTTTTCATATACGAATTTTACATCCTAAAATTTTTTTGTCAAGTTTTTACTTGACAGTTTTCAAATCACGATTATAATCCCTGTGTGGAGAGAGAAAAGGGATACTAAGCTTACTTATAGTCTTCATTAGATAAGTCATTATCCCAATCAGTCCAGCGATTCCCGTAGTCTGGATGATCTTTATCTTCTATAGTAGAATCATCGCTGGTTTCTTCTCGTTCCATTTTATTAACTGATCCGTAGTACATTTCTTCCATCATATTAAAAATCTTGGATGAAATTATACCATCATCGAATAGACTTTTCAAATCCTCATACGATAGATCCATGTTTAAGTAAATGCGATCTTTATCATTTGGCTCTGGGTTATTCAATTCATTCGAGTCAAAGGCATCTAGTTTTTCTTCCAATGCATCGAGTTCATCGAACAAAGGATTACTGCTATTTGTGCCTGGAAATTTAAAAATATCCTTTAATGCATCTTCTAGGCTTTTATCATTTCCAAATGCATCAGGATCCATTTTAGTTATTTTACTAGAGTTGTGTGGTTTCACATCCATCTCGTGCTTTGCTCTATCATACATTGTTATCACTAATTGATCGGGTGTAAAAATGGAGGTGATGTGAGATTCTTTAATCTTTGCCTCAATGTCATTGGTATATGTCATCCAATCTCTTAAAAATACAACTTCTTTTTGTGAGATCAAATTACTCATTGTTTGAGTTTTAAATATCATCGGTCGATCAATAAGAATCTTGTCTTTTTCTCTACCCTTTATATTCCCGATTATTTCTTCGCCGCTACTTAACTTAATGATTCTATAAGAAGTCTTCATGTTATTCTCCCCGAATCGGTATGGCAATTGACTCATAATTAAAACCTTCATTAGTATATATTTTAATTCTTTCTTCTAAATGCTTGAGAGTGTGGTTTTTGAAACTTTTATACTGAAGATCATCTCCGATATCGTAAAGTTTAGCAATGTCTTTTGTGGATGATGTCCTAAGACCTCTCCCTATAGATTGAAGCACTCTGATCACAGATTTAGAAGGAAAAGCAAAAATGATGTTATGGATGTTCTTTATATTTATACCAGTTGAACATGTACCATATGAAGCAACCAGAATAGAATTATCTTCTTTGTCTATAATCTTTCGAATCATTTCTCTTTCTTCTACATCTTTGTTCCCGTGGATAAAATACACAGGGTTGTCCGAGGCGTCCCTCAGAGACTCGTAGAGAGGTTTGCCGTGCTTTTCGACGAAGTTGAACAGTACAAGTGTGTTTCCCTTCAATTTAGTTGCTAAATCAATAATAAACTTATTTCTTTTCTCAGAAGAAACTAACCAATCAACCTCTTCTTGGTATTTTGCCCTTTTAATTTCATTTCGATCTTGCTCATCATATTTGAGCGTAATACAACTAATCTTAAGTTTCGACAAAATTTTCTTTTCCATCAATTTTACGGTAGATGTCACCTTGATGGTAGGTCCAAATAATCCCTCGATCATTAGTTTATGAGTTTTTGTGTTGTCCAATGTTCCTGTTGTTCCTATTCGAACATAAGCATTTTTCATTTTGGTTAGAAGTTCTACCAAAGACTTTGCTTTATATAAGTGACATTCATCACCGAAAACACCAGCAACATCCTCGAAATATGATTCAGGCATTTTGTATAAACTCTGCCATGTAGATACCACCACTCTTCGTTTGGTTTGTTTTTCTTTACCAGAAAAAATCATATGGATATCTTCTTCGGTAAATGAATTATCATTAGCCGAGTATTCCAGAAAGTCAGACTTCATCTGTGATGCTAGACCTGTTGTTGGAACAATTACCAAAAACTTTTTATCTTCTGGAAAACAAGAAAGGTAATATCTCAGAAGACAATAGATGATCAAAGATTTACCACTACCCGTAGGAGAAAGAAGAAGACATCTTCGATTTAGTAAAGCTTCACGAATGGCTTTTACTTGATGATCGTGGAGTGTGATAGGATCTTTGCCGTTACTTATGTTTAGTTTTGAGAGAAATGTATCAATGTCATCGCATGATTGCTTTTCTTCTTTGTGTAAATCAAGAACATAAGGATAGTTTCGATCTTCACAAAACTTTTTTATATGTGAAGAAAGTCCTGCGTAAATTGTGCGGTTGAATATATTGAAAAGGCGTATTTTACCATCCCAATATTTGTTTTTATATGCAGGGGTGTATTGGTAATTAGGAACCATAAATGTAAAATACTCACTGAGTTCTTTTGCGAACCCCTTTTCACAGTCAACTTTTAGATTTACTGCATCTATTTGTTTTATCTTGAAATCACTCATTGTCCGTTTGTAAATTTAAGCCAATCGATTGCTGAACGAATATTCCATTGTCGATTAGAAATTACCTTAATAATATTATCTAAATAATCAACCACCGTTTTTCTGTATTGAATTCTGTTGTAAATTGCCTGTATGTCATCGTCAGAATCCATAAATTTATCTATGTCGGTTTTAAGAACCGACAGTTGGAATGGTTCCCATTCTAATTCTTCAAGTTCTTCTTCTGAAAGTTTGCCAGTATAGTAAAGCCACCTATATTTTTTGGTAACTTTATATTCGCTTTCTAATTTTGAAAGAACTAGTTTTTCGTCTGAAAGAAAATTTAAATATTTTGAATGTAACTGTGGGGTTCTGAGGGATTCTGTATCAAGTTCTGTTTCATTTATTTTAAGATCGACTTCTACCATTTGTCGATATTCACTCAAATTCATACTACACTCCTATTTGTACAATCTCAAAGTTAGAATAATTAAAGGTCACTGATCCCAATAGCGGGGAAGATGAA